AGGAAGGTGAGCTGTTCCGCGTCACCGTCACCAACGCCGTCCGTGAGACCCTCGACATGGAAGCCGTGCGCGAGAAGCTGTCTCCGCAGTTCATTCGCGCTCATACCAAAGAAACCTTCTATACGACCGTTCGCGTGACGGCCAGAAAGAGCGACTCCAAATGAAAAAGACCCCGAAGACCCCGTGGTACTTTGCCACCCAACAGCCTACCCGCAAGGGCTGGTATGAGGTGTTTGGGTGCCTTGCTGGATGCACTCATCACTACTGGAACGGTAAGGAATGGGGCAAGCCGGAATTTTCGTACCCATTCCAACCACTTCCGTGGCGCGGCCTGACAAAAGAAGCCAAGTGACATGAAGTGCGTGACATACAAAGGTGTTTCGTTCTTGATCCCGCCTCCGGGAGAAAAGAATTCATCCAGCGAGGTCGGTATGTCGTATTGGTGGACGTCACCAAAGTCCGCGCTGACGTATGTTGAACAAATTTGGTACGTGAATCAGTTCGTCAAGGCTGACCCGCTGAATATACTTGAGGTGTTCGCAGGTATGGGTGTCAGTACTGCGCCGTTGCGATCACGTAACATCAACACTCACGTCGGTATCGACCATGACAAGGAGAGTCTAGACGCGTTCTCTTGCGTTCATGAAGACGCGGCGGCGATTGTTGGCGACTCATACAAGGTCGCTCCTGAGTTGCTGAAGAAGTATGCGTACGACTACGTGCTCGCTGAGTACAACGCGCTGACAGTGTACCGAGCAATTCAAGACGACAAAGAGCAACAACTGTTCAACGCGCTATTTCGATCTGGCGTCAGGTACGTAACTATCGTGGATAGCGCCAAAGTAAAGGAGCATCTTCACTACAAAAGGTACGCGGCGTTCTTTGATTCACCGATCTATGATTCACACACGTATATCGAAGCTGTGGCAAACTTCATCAAGCGCAAATACGGGTATGGTCTACAGGCGACCGCTCACGACTCGTTGAACTACACGATGCTGTTTGAAATGGGAGCGCCGTGCCGACCTGAAGTGATACAAGACACGCGAACCATGCTGGACTTGAAACAATACAAGGAGAATTTTTGTGATCACGTATAACAAAGAAATGCCGTGGCAAACCTACGCCAGACTCACGGTGATGACCGACGATCTTGATCCAGTGTACGTCGCGTTGCACAACAGCGGCTGGGATGAATCAAAGCTGTTGAGGTGGTGTGCGGCGTTCGTTACGTACTACCATACCGGCACTGCGTGCGCCGTCTGCGACCTTGAAGGTGATGAGTTCTGGAAAGAAATCTATCGCCGGTACGACACCAACCCGCGCTCTTCAGAGCGTCGTCACTTCCGTGGTGAGGCTGGTAAGAAGGCCCTGCGTCACTGGGCAACGGAGTACGTCAGTCCAGAAGCGTTCATGTTGGCGTGTATGAAGTCGTCGTTCATGAAGACGTTAGAGGCCGGCATACCTCAAATTGGCGCCTACTTCACGTGGAAGGTTTGCGACTTGAGGGAGGCTGTGTTCGGTTACAGCATGGATTGGGCGGGAGCAGAAAGCCACATGCTGAAGACGGCGACCAATGGTCTCGAATTGATCTTCCCCGGAGAAAAGTATGAGCAAAGCGTGTTCAAGATTGTTGATGCTATCAGCGATCTTGACGCCCCTCCTCAGAAGGTGAGGAAATGTGGAATTGCCGAAGCTGAGACAGTAGCCTGTGGTATTCGCCAATATTACCTACGCGGAGCGCCTATCGGTGAGGATATTGTGGCGAAACGTGACAATCTTACCGGTGGCGGCGAGAACGCTATCCATCTTATGAGCTGTTTCCCCAAAGTGCCGAAGGACGCAGACTATGTATCATATCTATAATCCTCGATCCACGAACGGCGGAGGTAAGACCTCGCTGGTTCGCGCAATCATGCGCAAGATGCAACACCTCAAGGACTACAAAACGCAGAACGGAGTCTTCACTGAGATATTCATCACGCCATCCGGGGAGTACGTGGCGGTAGTTGGAGGTTACCCGAAAGGTATCGCGTCTGGTGGAGTTGATCGCGTCAAGAATGTTCGCGATGTTGTAGACGCCGTCGCTGAGTTGTCCATGCACGGTCATGTGATTCTTGAGGGGCTTTTGATGTCAGGACTTCAACAGCTGACGAAGGATATCGCTGATGCGTGCCCCGGCGCAGTATATCACGTGCGGGAGCTCGACACTCCGTTGGAGGCGTGCATCAAGAACACGCTGCACAGGCGCGAGGTTGCTGGTAATACGAAACCGTTCGATCCAAACAATAGCCTCACACCCAAGCACCGATCTACAACAATGGCCACCGCCAAGCTCGCTTCGTGGGGTATGGATGCTAAGGCTGTTTCGCAGTGGGAGGCGTATAAAGAGGCGTGTGAGCTCTTTGGCCTTCCGTTTTCAGAGGAGGATGAGATAGTATGAAAGTCATCGGCATTCGCGGCACCAACGGGAGCGGCAAGACGTGGGTGGCCCGTAAGATTATGGAGCATGCTGACGCAGGGTTCAAAACCAAGTACAAATTGGACAACGGCGTCCTTGTGAATGTATACGACAAGTTCGTCATCCTTGGGTCGTATGACCGAGCGTGCGGCGGCTGCGATACAATCTCCAAGCCGAGTATCGCTATGGATGCTGTCGTTGAGTGCGCCGCATACACCAATGTCATATTCGAGGGAATCCTCGTGGGCACCGTTTATCAACCGACCATCGACATGATGGCGCGACTCAATCCATTAGGAGCTACTTATATACCGATTTGCCTCAATACCGAGTTCGATCAGTGTATCGCCAACATCAACTCCCGTCGCGCTGTTGCTGGCAAAGCTGCGCTAGAGGGGCTGGAGAACGTCGAAACCAATTGGAAGAAGCACTTGAGTTCAGCAAAGAAGTTCCACGCTGACAACCTCAAACCATACTGGGTGTCGTCTGAAGAAGCCGTCCAAATCATTCTAGAGGAGCTTGGGTACTCATGTTAAACAACGACAAGCTGGCCAAACTTATCTATTGGATTGAGGAGCGCGAGCACATCCGTGAAGCAAAGGAGCGTGGCGAACCTGCGCCGTGGACAGAGGATACGTTGCTTCAGACCTACCGATTCTGCAACGTCTGCCGTCGTGATGACCGCGTGTCGGATTGGTTGATTGAGAATGTCTACAAACCGAACGCCGCGAGCGAGCTGCTGTGGTTGATGGCGGTGTGCGCTCGCTGGGTAAACTGGCCACCGACAATCAAGGAGCTGATTGACGAACGCGCATGGCCCAACTTGTGGTTCAACGCGGAGCACTTCGGTAAAGTAATTGATGCTCGCGTAAATCGTGGCGAGAAGGCTTGGACGGGAGCGTACATGATTCACTCCCTGTCCGACCCAACCATGCAAAAGGGTATGTGGCTTGCAACCAAGTGTATCCAGCCTCTCTATGAGCAGCGCGAGCGATTCAAACAGTTCTTCAAGTCTGAAAACAAGTCCGTCGAGCGAGCCATGGCGTTGTTTGACGGTTGCTTCAACTTTGGCTCCTTCATGGCGGGTCAAGTGGTCGCTGACTGGACGTACACTGGACTGCTAAAGGACGCTACAGACCTTTACACATTCGCACCTATCGGGCCGGGATCAATGCGTGGCATGAACCGTCTTCACGACCGCCAGCTTGAGAAGCCGATGAAGCAAGCGCAATTCACCGAGGAGCTTCAGGAGTTGAAGGAGACGCTGAGCATCGAGCTTCCGTGGTTGCGAGAGCTTGTAACGGCCATGGATTTGCAATCCTGCCTGTGCGAAATCGATAAGTACATGCGGCTGGAGAACGGCGGCAGTGTTCGAGCGAAGTACCAACCGGAGACACGATTTTGATTACCTTCAACGTCCAGAACGTCAATTACGCATTCCCTCTTGCCATACGCCAGATACAGGAAATCGGCGTCAAGCAAGAATCCCGCGTAGGATCAACGCTTGAGTTCGCAGAACCTGTAGCAACCACGTACTACAAGCCGATGGAGCGCGTACTGTTTGATACTAACAGGCTTTGCAATCCATTCTTCCATTTTGTGGAGAGCATGTGGATCATCAACGGCTCCCGCGATACGGAATTCCTCGATCACTTCAACACGCAGATGAAGCAGTACTCTGACGACGGCGAAACCTTCTACGGAGCCTACGGCCACAGGCTTCGCAAGACGCACGGCTTTGATCAGATTGAGAAGGCTGTGCATTTGCTGCGCGCCAATCACAACGACCGGCGCGTGGTGTTGTCGATGTGGGATCCTAAACATGATCTTGGTCATAACATGAAAGACCATCCGTGTAATGTGGCAATCTTTCTGAAGGTGCGCAACCATAAGTTGAACATGACTGTGTTGTGTAGATCGAATGATATGCTGTACGGGGCTTACGGCGCCAACGTGGTTCACATGTCAATGCTGCAAGAGTATCTAGCTTGTCGCGTGGGAGTTGATGTAGGTATCTATACTCAGGTGAGCGACAGCATGCACGTCTATACCGACATTCCCGTATGGGAAGCCGTCAAGGATACGACGTACGACGTTGAGGACTACTACAGTACTGAGCATTCCGACCTGCTCACCAAGCCGTATCCGATGTTTAAAGATTGCCACGAGAAGTCTTGGGCGGCGGACTTGGAGTTGTTCATGCTGGATCCTGTCGACACCATCGAGTACAAGACGCCGTTCTTCCGTGATGTGGCGCAGCCTATCGCGTTGGTGTGGGAAGCGCACAAGCGGAATCGCAACGGACTCAAGTATGTCGACAGCATCAAGGCGACTGACTGGAAGTTCGCTTGCCGTCGTTGGTTAGAAATCAAGGAGGCGTCAAAATGAAAGACATCATGCTGGATTTGGAAACAATGGGGAAGGGCCCAACCGCCGCCATCATCGCTATCGGCGCTGTCGAGTTTGATTTGGTAGGAGTTGGAGAGAGGTTCTATGAGACGGTAGATCTTGAGTCGTCTGTCGCTTGCGGAGGGGTGATTGATGCTTCAACCGTGATGTGGTGGATGAAGCAGAGCCAAGAAGCGCGAAAAGCATTTGACGGTCACAACATCGCGTTGCCTGAAGCTCTCATCAAGTTTGCGGGATGGTTGGAGAATCGCGCTCCCAAGAAAGAATTAGAGGTTTGGGGTAACGGTGCATCATTCGACAACGTCATTATTTCGTCTGCGTACGACAACTGCGGTATAGACCTACCGTGGATGTATTATGGTGACCGCTGCTACCGCACGATGAAGAGTTTCCATCCAGACATCAAGTTGAACCGCGTCGGAACGTATCACAACGCCGTGAATGACGCGGAGTCTCAGGCTCTCCACTTGATAGAAATCTTGAAGGTGATGTTATGAAAGCCAAACTGAAATTCATCATGGACGGCGGCGAAGTGACGCGGTACCACACCACCCGCACCATCCAGAATGAAAGCGTCGGCCATCACTCATTCGGCGTGGCGATGTACTGTTACCTCCTATGCCAGCCATCTGCGAACCTTCTGATCGCGGCACTGGTACACGATCTAGCTGAGCACCTGACAGGCGACAGCCCTGCTCCTGCCAAGAAGGAGCTCGGTATTGGTGACATGGTGAACGCTCTTGAGGAGCGTCTATTGACGGAAGTCGGATTGAACATCACGCTTACTGAAAGCGAAAAGCGTACAATGAAATTAGCTGACATCTTTCAGGGCATGGCATTCTGCGTACGCGAGCTTCAAATGGGTAACAAGAACATGGACGCCATTTTCTGGCGGTATGCCGCCTACGCCAATGAGCGTCATCCGCACGGCGATGAACTCGTTCTGTACAACACAATCATGGAGATTTACAATGAGTGCAAATGACAAGCAAGTCGGCGGCGCGCATTACAAAGCCGAGATTCAGCACTGGGATATCGTCAAAGAGCGTGAGTGGTGCTACCTAGTCGGCAACGCTACGAAGTACCTGTGGCGCCTCGGCCGTAAGGGAGGGCCGGACAAGAAGATTGAGGACGTTCAGAAGGCTATACATTACCTTGAGAAGAAGCTGGAGCAGCTGAAGGAGGAGTCAGACGAGGACTTGATGGTTGAGAAAGCTCGTCAAATGGCGATCGACTTCTTCGAAGGCGAAGCAACGAAGGCTTACACGAATCAAGGATAATGAAACACATCGTCTTTGACCTCGAGATATTCGCTAACCGTTTCCTGTTCTGCGGGCGAGTATTAGAGAATCGTAATCTAATCGTGATCTGGGGTCATCAACCGGACGCGATTGAACGGTTGCGCGAAGTCATGAGCAGCCCCTGCACATTTGTCAGCTTCAATGGTCGTCGGTTTGATCTACCTGTGACGTCGGCTTTCTTGTCGGGTATGAAACAAGAGTTGCTCAAGAAGATGTCTAACGACATCATTGAGAAGGAGGTTCAGCCGTGGCAGGTGTACCGCAAGCTTCGGCTTGAAGAGCTGAAGGTTGATCACATCGATTTGATAGACGTAGCGCCGGGAACATTCTCGTCGTTAAAAGCGTATGGCTCCCGCATGCACACGCGCTGGCTGAAGGACATACCGTTCGACCACAACGCGGAACTAACGGATGAGCAGTGTGTAGAGGTAGAAGCGTACTGCATTAATGACCTCGACACGACGGAGGAGCTGTTCAACAAACTCAAACTTGAGATACAGCTGCGTGTAGAAATGGGTGAGAGGTACGGTGAAGACTTCCGTAGCAAGTCTGATTCGCAAATGGCTGAGGCGGTGTTCGTCAAGAAGCTCAACATGACGCGAACGAAGTCCATTGTGCCAGAGTTTGTGACATACAAGACTCCTCACTTTGTGAAGTTTGATTCAGCGGAGCTAACCAACATCGCTAAGAGGATTGAGGAGCATGAGTTCCTCGTCGATCAAGCAACTGGTCATGTGATTTTCCCATCGTTCTTGAAAGACAAAATCAAACTTGGCGCCGGTGAGTATCAAATGGGTGTGGGAGGTCTTCACTCAACGCACGACAAGAAAATATGCCATGTTTCGACAGATGACTACATCGTGGTGGACTTGGACGCGGCGTCGTACTACCCGATGATCGCAATACTGTGCAAACTGATTCCACAGAACACTGGAGAGAAATTCATACAGGTCTACAAGGAGATGATTGACCAGCGTCTCGAAGCCAAGCGACTGTGGAAGGCTGCTGAGAAAGTCAATGATGAAAAGACGATCAAGGGGCAAAAATCTATTGCGGACACGCTGCGTATTTCCGTCAATGGAACGTTCGGTAAGACCGCATCGCGTTGGTCGCCGTTGTATTCTCCTGACCTGATGATAGCCATCACGATCACTGGACAGCTCACGCTTCTGAGCCTCATTGAGAAGCTAGAAGCCGTTGGTGTGACGACCCTATCAGCAAACACGGACGGTATTGCTATTGGCGGTTCTCGCGTGGCTATGGAGCGCGTTCTTAACGTCGTGAGCGAGTTTGAAACGATGAGCGGGTTCGAGTTTGAGTATACCCCCTACCGCGTGTTGGCGATAAAAGACGTCAACAATTATATCGCTGTCAAGAAGAATCGAAAGGTCAAGTCGAAAGGTATCTATGCCGAACAAAGCCTATCCAAAAACCCCAACGCTCAAGTCTGTTCAGAAGCAGTGTCGAACTGGCTTGCGTTCGGGACTCCCCTTCAAGACACTATCCGGAAGTCAAGTGTCGAGGGGTTTCTCAGCGCTCGTTCGGTTACGGGAGGAGGCAAACAGGGTGATATATACTTGGGTCGCGTTGTCAGATGGTACAATTCCACTGATGCATCACTACCTCCACTGACGTATGTCAAGAATGGAAACAAGGTGCCCAAGACCGACGGCGCTAGAGCCTACATGATTCTGGAGAAAGAGTTGCCGAAGGACTTAGACTATCAATGGTACTACAAAGAAGCAATCAACATCGCGATAAACGTAGGAGCAGGTGAGTTTCTCACAGAGGAAGAAAGACAGTTGGTTGCTCCCCCTCCAAAGGTGAAGAAGACAAAGGTGAAATCATGAGTAAAGCATGGGTGGTGTTTGAAGATAAGAAGCGAGACTACGCAGCGGTGGATGACTTTGGAGAGATGAAGGTGATCTACGGATCCATCGACAGGAACTTCGATCCTGAGGCAGCTATTCAACATGCGCGTCGCACGCTGAGGAATTATGAGGAGGACGATTTCCTTGTGATGTCCGGCGACCCAGCGCTGTGTTCCATTTGCGTGTGCGTTGTCGCTGAGAAGTTCGGCGTATGTAAGATTTTGAGATGGGATCGGAACCTCTTGAACTACACTCAAATGATTTTGGATTTCGATTAAAAAGACTAGCGTTACGCTAAAATTTAGGTTATACTAGCGTAGCGGTAGAAATAGCACCATAACGTAAAGGAGAATTACATGGCTGCAGATTGGAAAGCGTCACTGGTCGTCGGTAAGCAGGAATTGCCTCCGCGCATATGCGTGTACGGCCCCCACGGTATCGGAAAAAGCACTTTCGCGGCGGCGTTCCCGAAACCTATCTTCATCTCGACGGAAGACGGATTGTCATCGCTGGATGTGACTTCGTTCCCGAAGGCTGCGAAGGTGGATGACGTGGTCGGGGCTATTCGTACGTTGATCAAGGAGGATCACGACTTCAAGACGGTGTGTATTGATTCCGTTGATTGGTTGGTGGAACCTCTGATTTCGGAAGATATCAAGGGTAAGTACGATGAGAAGGAGCGCGGGTACGGCAAAGAGCAGGTGTTCATCGCCGAATCCTTCCGCGAGATTCTTGAGGGGCTGAACGTCCTGCGCAAGAAGCGGAGTATGAATATCGTGATGATCGCTCATTCGGCCATCACACGCTTCGAAGACCCCAGGACGGAGCCTTACGACAGGTATCAGCCCAAGCTACCCAACCGTTGCAACGCATTAATGCAGGAGTGGGTGGATATCCTGGCGTTCGTGAACTACAAAGTCCTCATCAAGAAGGCTGATGTCGGTTTCAACAATACGGTGTCACGCGGTATCACCACCGGCGAGCGCCTGTTGCACTTCGTTGAGAACCCTGCGTTCTTGGCAAAGAATCGCTACGCTTGTCCGGATACGGTCGAGCTGAGCTACACTGAGCTCGAAAAGCTCGTTCCTATTTCTAAGTAAGGAGAAACAAGCATGGCAAATTTCGATTGGGACAACAACGATTACGATGACGTCACTGACTTTGCGATCATTCCGGAAGGTACTGAAGTCCGCATGAAGTGCACCGAAGCCGAAGACAAAGAAACCAGCACCGGCGGTGAAATGATCGCTGCCACTTTCGTCATCATCGAGGGTGAGCACAAGGGTCGCAAGATTTGGCAGAACTTCAACACCGTCAATAAGAGCGAGAAGGCTCAGAACTTCGGCCGTCGCATGGTGGCTGGCTGGGCGCGTGCAGCAGGCAAGCCGAATGCCAAGAACACCGACCAGCTGTTGGAAGTTCCGTTCTGGGCGAAGCTGGGTATTGAAGCCGGAACCGGTCAGTACAAGGACAAGAACACCATCGCGTCCTACCTGATCCCGGAAGAAGGTGGCGGCGCTGCTCCGGCCCCAAAGCCGGCAGCTCCGAAACCTGCGACCAAAGAGCCGGTTACCGAGAAGGAGACCTCTGCTACTGCGGAATCGAAACCTGCAGCGCCTGCCCCTTCTAAGCCAGCTACCGGCGGCAAGAAGGCCCCTTGGGACGACTGATAAGAGTTCTCTAATAGAGCGCCGGAGCAATCCGGCCTCTTTTGATGAGGGGGGCTTTTCGGGCTTGGGTTTCTAGAGCCTTCTGGAAGTGTCGGGAGGTCCCTCTTCAAAGGAGAAACAAAATGATAGGCGAATACAAGTTGGAACATACAGAGGACGACGATACTGATCCACTGTATCCGTTGTCTGAACTTCAGCAGAAGGTTGCAAGACGGCATCAGGTGTTCCCGATTGATTCCTGCCGCGCCTACGCCACGCTGGTCGACGACGCGGGTGTTCATCACCGTGTGCTGCATTGCACCTTTATCTTCCGCATGAATGGAAAGAAGACGGTGGAAAAGGTCAGGACTATCTGCAACGCCATGTGGGCGCAGTTGTGCGAAAGGTTCCCCGAAGGGTCGGTGGTGGTGTGGCGGGTGCGCCCTACCATTGAAGAGCAGGATGTCACGGAAACCTGCGAAGCCTGTGGGCAGAGCATTCATGACCCGAAGTTCTACACCTACGGTCGGATGCGCATCGGGTGTCTTGGTAGGGAAAGTCCAACGCTCGGTGAGTTGTACCAAGACGGGATGGTCGTTCCAACGCTTACACTAAAGGACACGTGACCATGGCCGCACCAATGTTTGGAGTCTACGACCCCTATAGGGCTCAGCTCGAAGCTCAAAGTCAATCGCAGTACGAGCGAGCGATGCGGGATATGCAGACGAATCTGCAGATGAATCAGTTGTACGCTCAACAATACGCGGGTCAACCCCCGCTACAAGCAGTAGAACCACCCAAACCGAACCGCAAGGTTCTTCTTTTACTCACCAAGAAAGGAAGTTGAATCATGGCATTCCAAATCAAGCCGTTCAAGGAACTGGTAGCACTGACCAAAGAGAAGTTGGATGAGGCCCTTATTCCACTTCGTGTTCGCGGTGCCAAAGCAAAGGCCGAGGGCGAAGTGATCAAGCTCGAGGAGAAGCTCATCAGCCTCGAGACTAAGATCAACGAAGCCTGCGCTCAGAAAGATCTGAACTTCAACGGCATCGGCGACCTGATGGACGACTACGACATCACCGAGCGCCGTCTGGCGCAGATCAAGGACCTCGTCGAAGCCCTGTTCCCCGAGAAGTAACATGCCAGTCTTCCACACCTCGGTACTCGCACGTGACATTGATGAGCAGCTCCACTACAAGGGCTACTCAGAGGTGCGATTCCCTGATACGGGCATCAGGTTTGAGGTCAGGAAAGGGAATGGTGTTATTGTTCATCGTGGGACATACGCACACCCTATGCAGTCGCACTGGGATCCGGCTCTAGATCAAACGCTGTTTACCGTATCCTTCGACAATGTTAAGTGTCGCGCAGTACAGGAGGAGGGCTTCGAAGGTATGGCTCGGTTCGAGGTGTACTCCGATGGTTACGATGATCAACTGGAGGCGTATGGGTACACCTCAGACTACATGCGCGGAGTATCCCCATCTCCCCCAACGGATAGACGAAAACAGGCGCTCTTGTTATGCCAGTAGAAGATCATCCTATAGATCCCCGCACCCAGAAGACAGGTCACCGTCCCGGGTGTTGGGATCGTCAGCCGTTGGCTTGGGGTTACTGGGCTATGGACGGATGGACAACTAGAGAGCAGTTCATTCCTTTGCACAACGCTGGGATGAATATCAGCGTCGCTCAACCAAACATGGTGAAGGTGAAACACAACATGTCTACCGACTGCCGCTCTGACGATCCCGCATGCACGGGATGTTGCAATTTCAAGGAGGTTTGATGGCTGTTATTCCAAGTGTCACCGACAACCAAGTCCTCGTCAACAGGATCTATGAGTCGTATGAGAAGGCAAACAAGGGTCGCTTCCGGCTGACACGTATCGGAGCGTCCGGCATCGGTGAGGAGTGCGCACGCGCTGTCTGGTTTGACTGGCGAGGCGCTGTTGACGAGTCCATCGAAGGTCGTGTCTTGCGCCTGTTCAAAACAGGATTCATTCAAGAAGATCGCATGTTGGAGGATCTGAAAAATGCCGGTCTCGAAGTGTGGGGGCATGACGCCAACGGCGAGCAATGGACATACACCGACGCCAATGGTCATTTCGTCTGTAAGCTGGACGGAGTCGTCAAAGGTGTTCCCGGCGCTGAGAAGACGGCGCACACGTTGGAGATCAAGACTTCCAACAAAAAGGGATTCGATGAGATGGTGAAGCTCGGTGTCCAGAAGTCAAAGCCGATGCACTACGCTCAGATGCAAGCCGGTATGCATTGCTCGGGAATCCACCGTGCTTTGTACATCATGATTTGTAAAGACAACGAAGGACTTCACATAGAAAGGGTGGTGTACGATGCCGAGGAAGCGGAAAAGCTCTTTGAACGAATCCGGGTCGTCATGGCCTCTAGCACTCCACCTGTTCGGATTACAGAGAAACCCAACGACTGGCGTTGTAAGTACTGCGACAACAAAGCAGTCTGCTGGGAAGGTGCGCCGACGCTCCAGCACTGCCGCACGTGTCAGCATTCCTCAGCTGTGGAGAATGGCGAATGGGCATGCGGATTGATGAACACCATTCTTGATTCAGAGGCGCAGTTGAAAGGCTGCGAGCACTGGGTGGGAATTCTATGACTCGCTTCGTCGGAATTGATCCTGGCGTGACTGGCGCGGTCGCTTGGCTGGAAGCCGGCAGCTGCCACGTCTGGGATATACCGACGATATTCAAGGGGTCAGGTTTCGTCAAGCAAGAAATTGATGCGGCGGCGCTCTTTCACCATCTGTACCAATGGCGCGAGGGAGCCGTAGGAGCACTGGAGCGCGTCAATGCGATGCCCGCCCAAGGAGCTGCCAGCACATTCAGTCTTGGGGACTCGTTTGGCGTTTGTCGAGCGTGTATGGCGTCCGCCGGTATCTCGACTCAGTACGTGTTACCTTCTGTATGGAAGAAGTATTTTGGGCTGACGAGTAACAAAGAAGAAAGTCGCGCCCTCGCCGTAAAGATGTATCCGAAAGCGGAATTGCACTTGAAGAAATATGTCGATCGAGCGGAAGCTCTTCTGATCGCGACATACTTAATGGAGACGCACCATGGTTAAGCCATTCACTACCGAAACTGCCGCAAAGGCTCGCGAAGCCTCCGATGCCCAACGTGAAATCTATACTCGCAAGTTTATGGAGGATGATCAGTGGGTGGAGCTCGCGAAACGCGCTGGCATTCATCTTCCGATGTTCTACGCTCGTCCGTCTGACTCAGCGATCAAGAATACGCTTCGTCGTCTTGGTGTTCCGTGGGAGCTCTACCTTGAGGCGTACGGATGGAAGAGTGCCGACCACTTCGAGACGCTGAACCCGCGATACAGCATGCGACCCCTGACCGGCTTGATTCTGGAGCTCTGGGATGAGCAGCAGCGGTTGAAGGATTCGTGCGGCGACGCGGCAGATGCTCGTGGAGTTAAGTTGGGCGACGAGAAGCCTAAGAAGATGAAGTTCCCACGCGGAGTTCCCAAGGGTAAGCGTCCGCCAATCCCAGTGGATTAGTATTTTAGCTACGCCTATTAAAAAGTTTAATTAGCGTCGCGAAGGGATTGTAGGTTATACTTAGCTCATAGCTTGATAACTGGGAGTAACCTATGATCCTTCTCAACTCATCCGACATCGAAGCCATCATCATGGAGAGCGTGAATGAGCGAACCAAAGAGTTTATCCTACGCTGCATTGGAAGAAGCTCTGGCGAAGAGCCGTGGGATGCTCAAATGGTCAGTGCTGAACGATTCGGACAACTGGAACTTCACGCCGCAGTTCATATACGTTCATCCAAGGAACTTCTGGCTAGCTCAGAAGGTTCTTCGCGGGGCCGGATGGCATCACAAGCATACCGCTCGGTGGCGGTACTTGGTCAAGAGAGGAGCTAGGAGATGAGGCATCATGTTTGGTGCAACGGAGTCAATCCGCTGAACCCAAATCAAGACGTTACACAAGAAGAGCTAGACGCTTGCCCGTGGTGCGGTCCTTCAGCGGCGGGCGGCGGATTGCTGAAGAACTACTCCATGGAAGGGCTCACTGAAGAAGAGCTGGTGAAGAAGTTCTTCCCTGACGTTAAGAGGGTGAAATGAAACGCACCAATTACCGAGAGCCGATCCCGCGCTGCCAGGCCGTATCGAAGAAGACCAAGAAGCGGTGCACCTTGGATGCGACCTGCCAACATGCTGGGAAGGCTTACTGTTCTCGGCACCACGTAGTCATCATGAAGGAGCTGACAAATGAACCCAAACCGTAAAGCCTTCTACCCAGACGTCATCATCTTTGCCGTGTGCTGGTCGGTTGCCTGTTTCGTGGCGGGGCTGTGGATGGGTGAGGAACGCGCCACCCAAGCTCCCAAGGTCTGCGCCAAGGTGCTGGGCATGACCCCGGTGAGTAGCACCGCTGACACCTGCACTTACATCATGGGGACGCAGGGCCGAGCGTACTGGAAATATCTGGCGGTGAAGGAGAGCAAGAAATGAACGTCCTATTATTGAAACTGCGCTATTCCTTTAATATGACTCTCGCTTATTTAAGCGGCAACATGGGCGATGAAGATTACATGGACGCTCATGTGCGCGAGGCCGAAAAGGTGTGGTTGGAATTATGGAAAATAGGAGCAGTGAGATGAACGAGTACCACAAGATTCAAACGCTTTTCAAGCGCGACATGGAACGCAACGGCAAGACGCTGCTTGAGGGGCAATGGACGCTGCCGGAGTTCGAGTTCTTGGCCGGGAACACTTGGGTTTTCACCGAGAAAGTGGACGGCACAAACATTCGTGTGATGTGCCAAGACTACCGCGAGGACGGGAAGCAGTATGGCATTACCTTCGGCGGGAAGACCGATGCGGCACAAATACCGGCGACGTTGATTGCACGGCTTGTTCATCGGTTTCACACGGACGAGCAACGCGCAAGACTGGCAGAGATATTCCCTGACGGTAACGTCTGCCTGTACGGCGAAGGCTACGGCGCGAAGATTCAGAGGGGCGGCGGCAACTACCGGGCCGACCAAGATTTTGTGCTTTTCGATTGCAAGGTCGGCGACTGGTGGCTGCAACGTGCTGACGTTGAGGACGTGGCGCAGAAGCTCGGACTTGACGTTGTGCCGATCATCGGAGAGGGAACGCTGCACGATGCCATCGCGGCGGCAAAGGCGGGGATAGCCTCGACGTGGGGAAACTTCCAAGCCGAGGGGATTGTGGCGCGGCCCAAAACGGAGTTGAAGACTCGCAATGGTCATCGGATCATCACCAAGATCAAGTGCCGCGACTTTGGGGGGTCGAACGCAAAAGTCACCGGCTCGCCGGCATTATCGGCGAGTCCGAGTGGACTGCCGGGTTATGCCTCACAGACGAAAGGAGAGAAGTGATGTGGACTTGTCGATGCAACCACCGCCGGGAAGAGGACTGCGACAGCGCGAAGCATATTGCCGCGTTGGAAGCCGGCTACAAAACACGCACAAGCCAACTCTCAGAGGTAACGCTTCGTATGCGGGAACTCGAAGCCGAGAACGCCGAACTGCGGGAGGAGATGAAGAATGACTAACCAAGTTTGCAACACCGTGATGCTTCCAGTAGAGGAATACGAAGCCCTGCGCCGACAGGTGGAGGAACTGACGCAGTACGGCGTGAAGCTGGACAACTGGAACGATACGTTGCAAGAACAACTCGCCGCCATGACAGCGGAGCGTGATGAGTACTTGCGTGACCTTGCCGCCATGAAGAACTGGATTGATGATTGGCACAAGAAGGACGCCGAGCTCGACGCCATGACGAAGGATCGGGACATGGCACACGACCTCGCAGGACACTGTGCAGACCAAACAGCGGCAGCACAGGCCGACGCAAGACAAGCCGACGAATTCACGCACAAGGCGTTAGATGAGCGGGATCATTACCTTCAGCAGTTGGAAACAGCACAGGCCCGAGAACAGCAGTTGCGGGAGGCGTTGGAGAGGCGCATGAGATCAGAGAACAGGTGGCCCGAGTATGTCATTGATGTCCTCGCCACTCAACCCGACCACGCTGCGCTTGATGCGCGGCTGAAGGAGGAACGGGAAAGATGGGCCGACGAAATTGATGCGGGTAAGTACGGCCCTGTTGGTGCAGAGATTGCCGCTACGATACGGAGCCTTCCATGACCGCTCTCAAGTTCTACTGCCGAGGAACAGGGTGTTTCGAGAATACCAAAGCAACGTGCGAGCGGTATCTACAGAAGCCTCGTTACTACTCCAAGGTATACGAACGAGCGTGTGACATCAACAGCCACGGAGTGCACTTCTGTCACTACCTTACGGCTGATTGTATCCCTGAACATACGTCGGATGCTTATCGCCAAACAGGCTCGTCAGAGGGCTTACCGCTTCCGCCGCAGCCCCTGACGCGCCTTGCAGCATTCCTGCAGCGCGGTTACCAGACATCGCTTGACGCAGTGCGCCGATGGCTGCTCGGGAGACCGGGCGCATAAACGTGTTTTCCGTCAGCGTGGGGCTGGCTGAAAGAATTCGTTTCAACATCGGGCTGTACCGAACCATGTCAGCATCCGCTGCCATTTTACCCAGACGCTCCACAGGATGGAATCCGCCTTCCGTCGGAACACCTTGGCGCACTTCGCGAGTGAGCTTCGGCTCCGCGATGATCTTCTGAACCACAGCCGCCTCATCAGGCTGAAGTTTCGGATAAACGAAGTTTCCGAATCCAGAACGACTAGACGTAGTGTTCAAATCCTGTAGGATACGCGACGGGTCGTTAGCATATACACCATTGACATAGTTTCGCAGTATCGGGTTTTTCGCGCCGCTAACCTCGCCCGTCCGGAAAGGGAGCACTTCTTCACGGTGATGCTTAGACGCTGCAGCAAGAGCCTCTTTTAATTGCTTGTCTACCGTCGCATTTCCGGTGCTTTCCATGTCGGTCAACACGGATGAGTAGGCTCTCTTCAGAGCTCCTAGCATCTGCTTGTCGGCATTAGGATTTCCAGCAAGATGCCCGATAGCTTGACCGATGGCTGTCTGAACGTCGCGCATCTCACTGAAGCTCTTGGCGTTACCGAGCTGAGCAATCAAGTCCTGAACCTTCGCAGGATTTACACCAACGGTGTTCGTCAGCATCGGCTTTTGAGCAGCGTTCAGAACATCAACCAGCGCCGTCGCCGTGTTCGTCGGAGTGATGATTACGGGAGCACCGTTATTGGCGGCAACGGTATCAACCGCTTTCCACAGTTCGGTGTTCTTCGTATCTGCAGCGAGTTTCAAACGATCCAACACGGCGACAGGATGGCTCTGCATCACTGCGGCGTCGAAGGAAGCTGCACGCTCGGAAGGTTTGACGAAGGACGTGATGGGTAAACCTTTGTCACCCGCAGCGCGAAGTGTCTTGTCCGCTGCGATCGTGTTGTCGAAATACGGATCTGCGCGACCCAGAACGGCGTTGGAGCCTTTCGCCCCGAGTTGCGCCAGCTTGTTGGCTGCAAACGTCCCGGGTAGGCTTAGCATTCCCTCCTTGACCGCGTCCATGGGCTCAAGCGTCGGAACTGACATAAGGGCCGCGTTGGCTGCGTAGGAAGCCAAACCGGACGGCGGCGTCAGTGCGCCGAACGCGACGGCAGGAGCTACCGATCCGATTTTCCCGCCCCAAGTGTCCATGACTGGAGCGTACATCTGACGGCGTAGTTTCTCAGCCTCAATATCGCGGCGAACGTTCGGATCACCGCCGATACGCCGACCCCATAGCTCAGCACCGGTGCCGAGCTCCTTAGCCGCTTCAACAGCGCCAATACCTAGATTCTGACCAAAGCTATTCCCAGTGGCGAGAGTTTCTTCAGGAGGCAGTTCAGCAATCTGAGGCTTTGCCCAATCACCAGCGTTCGGAAACAGCTCCGTCACTGGAACGATCTTGCGAGGAGCCTCGTCCTCTTTCAGGAAGCCGTAAGGGTCAGCCATTACTTGCTCCTTTTGTTGGCATGGGCGTGCATCTTAGATACAAGCTCATTGAACGTCATACCTTGCTCTTTGGCGTCCTTGGCGAGGTCGGCGTATGTTGGATACCGACCATGAGTGGCGTTGTAGTTCTCACTGAACTTGTTCCACCAAGGCGTCTGAGTGCGCACAAGGTTTTGGTAGTTGGAGAAGTCGGCGGTGGGAGCTAGAGGATTCTCTTTGTGCCAATGTACGAAATCTTGATTCTCCTGAGCGCCAAACCTCACATTCTGACGCATTTGGTCAGTGAGTCGCTTGATGGTCTCAGCCGTCAGCTCTGGTCCCGGGTTGGCCTTCAACATCTGCATGAACTCAAACACTGCCGGTCGTGAGCTGATGGCCTTAGTATCTGCCGCTGACAACTGAATATTCGTCTTGCCCAACGCGATAGCATCTGCAACAGCTCGTTCGCCTTCCGCGCTCAACGGTACACCCATCGCCTTCATCCAAGACAACGCGCCGGAGTTGAAGTTGGCGAGTTTTCCTGGCTCAATCGGGCTTCCCGGCTGGAGACCTTTGAGGTCAGCGTCGATGTTATCCAGCAAGCGCGACATGTTCTGGAAGTTGGTGGAGCGAGCGGAGATTTCCTCACCCATCTTGGCGTGCTCTTTGGCGGCAAGTTTGGCTGTTTCAATGCCGCCTTCCGCTGTGGCGCGATTCTTCTGGGGTACGGCGGTAGGTAATGTTCCGGCGCGAGCCAGCGATGTCTCAACAGCCCCTAGCGTTCCAGCGTTCGGGTTGGCAGTGTAACGCGCATAGTTGCGCATCACGTCCTGTTGTTGATCAAGTGGAAGCGTCCTGATGTGCTCAAGCAACTGCAGGACGTTTTTCTTATGCGTTTCCACATCTTGTGGACGAGCGTTGTCAGTTTCGACAGCCTTCTGCTCTATGGCCAGAGTTTCACCAGCCATCCTGTTCCAATCTTCTGAAACAGGCGCTCCGTCAGTGCGTTGAGAAAGCCGTTCACCCGGCATAGGTTTGCGTACAGGTTGCGGAAGAGCTTGCCCTTCTGGAGTTACTGCTGGCAACTGACCAGCAAGTGACGCGGTCGGTAGTTGCGTAGCTCCCGCTGAGACCTTGGCTCCCGGAGCTTGGGCGATAGCATTCCTGGCGTAGGCGATTGCGAAAGCTGCGGGATCGGCTTCGTCTGTGTCGTGAGCGATTTTGGCGCCAATAGCGAGAGCCTTCTCGTACAGCGAGCGACTAGACGCAGGAACGATTTGCTGACTGGATGGCCCAATACTCTTGTCCATGATGATGAGGTTGCCCGCATCATCCTTGAACTGAATCCAATTCGGCTTGTTACCGCCGAGGGTGCGAAGCATCGCAGCGTTCTGATCCTTCGATTCCAGCGCTCGCACTTCCGCCTGTTTCGCTTTCGTCAAGTCACCTTGATTCTTGATGTCAGACTGTTGCTGAGCTTCTTGGAAGCCGCCGTAGGCGCCACCAACGCGAGCCAACATTGTTCCCATAGCATCCATGGGGCGCTGAAGCGCGGCGGCATTCGCCATCGATCCCCACATCGCAGCTTCGTTGTTTTCTGGCTGCTGGGATGCGTGAACTTGCTGAGTCCAGCGCTCCATTTCGGCATTGGACGCAGCTTGCTGTTGCTCCAAGTAAGATTGCTTTTTCTGCGACTGCTCCATCATCATTGCTTGAAGCGCTGATTGCGGGTTGGTTACCGGACTCGGTGTTCCAGCCTGCTCAGCCCCTATGAGAGTCAGCGGAGATGCTTGCGGATCAGCCATGGTGGATCCTTATCGAGAAGGCTGCTGAGCCACGCCCGTGGTGCTGGGCGAGGTGGAGGCGAGAGTACGGGCACCGAGGAAGCCTTGCGCAGCAGCGGCCAACGGTGAAATCGTGCTCTGCGCTGTCGGCATTTGCGTCTGGGATCGGTACGTGCTTTGCTGCGACGGAAGTCCTCGAATGATACCAGACAACCAATCAATGTTCTGCTTCTGGTAGTTGTTCTGATTCTGCCAGTCTTGATTGGCGACGTTGAGGTTCTGCTGAGTCTGTGCTTGTTGCTGACCGCCAGCAGTGCCGAGCATCGAAGCATCTTGGAAACCGAGTTGCTGAACCGTTTGACCGAGGGAAGCTTGACGCGTCATGTCCGCCATCGAGTTCGTCATGGCGTTCTGGTATCCGCTCTGGAGCGCTGAGGACTGCTGGCCGAGGATGGACTCGTTAGCGTCGCGGACGGCGCGATTGGTGAAGTCCATGTTGCGGTCTGAACCAAACTGCCCAGCACCCGTGAAGGTGCTGTTGACCTGCGGCAGGAGGTTCTCGCTGAGGTTCCGTTGGCCGAGCGTCGCGATACGATTGACCACGCTGTCCGTGTACGGAGACATGAACGACTGCGCAGCTTGCGGGGCTGTTTGACTGGCGTAGTTGGTGTATGGTTGGTAGTTGCCCTGATTCGCCTGAATCTGGTTGAACGACTGCGTCTGCAGAGGATTGAACCCAGCAACCTGACCGGTGTCCTGCCCGTAGGTGGCTACGTTGGCGGGTTGCTCGTACGGCTGGTACGCTTGACCCGCAATAGTGTTGGCCTGCCCAGCCAGACCGCGAGTAGCTTGTTGCAGCCAAGCTGGAAGCTGGACGTCAGAATCCGCCAGCGTTGTGGTAAAGGGTGCGGACTCATTGAGTCCAGAAATCGCTTGAGCCATTACTTTGCTCCTCTGAGGTAGGCTTCAGGCTTCTTGGCCTTCGGCGGTATTTTCGTAGGAGGAGCTGAACGCTTGTGCGTCCGGATACCCACGCGCATCTTGTCGAGTTTCTTGGCGCCAGCGGCGTTGTTTCCGTCGCCGAGGGAGGACACTGTGTCAGCATCCATCACGTATTCGCCGTCGCTGAGCATCGCGGGGATCTTGTCGTCCTGACCAGAGGTGCCGCCTCGGACGTAGGAGGATAGACCACCTTGGGCCATCTGACGTTTCGGCTCACCAAGTTGATTTTGCTCAGTTCGAGACTCTCGATTAAAGAGTCCGTCCATAGCATCTTGATCTACCGGACGCATACGGCTTTTCAGTTGCTCATCAGCGCGAGCGCGAAGGACAGCGTTGTACTTTTCCTGCTTCTCTTCCGGAGTGTCTGGTATCTGACGATTGTTCATCAAGTAACGCAGGAAGCCGCCGATAGAGGTGTTGGGCTGGCCGCCATCAGCTAGGTACTGAGTGGAATCATCAATGTCGCCATACAAAGCCTGAAGTAGATCATCAAAGCTTCCACCCTCCGCCGCCTTGACCGTCATGCTTGATAGGGAGTTGTTGGTGAAGGCGTTTGGGGTATCAGCGCCCCAGTTGCCGCGACCAACCGCCTTGCGGTTTTGTTCAAAGTTCATTGGCGCGGTAGCTTGTTGCTGAGCCGCACGACGGGCGTCTTGCTCCGCCAGACCGCGCCTGCGATTGGCCTCAATCTCTTCAAGCTTCTTTTTCTGGAGATAGTACATGGCGAGCGCGCTGCCTCCGCCGATGACACCTTTGCCGAGATTGGACCCAGCAAACGCGGCAGTCTTATCCGCCCAGTTGTTGAGGGTGCCCCACAATCCGCCGCTATCGGGAGATTGAGGACGTCCGCCAACAGCGTCATCGAAAGCGTACGTATTCTGAGCAGTCATCGGGATGCCGAGTCTATCGTAGTTGCCGCCCCCGCCAGACGGCAGTGGTGACGACATCTCGGTCATTCTAGGCGCTGCGCTTTCGGAGAAACTTTTCAGCCAGTCGCCTATACCGGAAGAAAAATTCCCAGCGCCCTCTAGGTAACCGTAGTTCTCATCTCCGGGCATCAATGGGTTTGACATAATTTTATGCTCCTGCTAGTGCGGAAATGTTGCGTTTGCGTTTGGACTTGACATTCCGCGCAGACTCGCTACGCTTCTCCTGCCGAGCATCTGAGTTGTCTTGCATGTCTCGCATGTACTTGGCAACGGCGTCTTCTTTGTCAGACGCGCCCTTCAACTTGTCATGCGCCGACTTGGCGATCTTGCCGTACTTCACAGCCTTTTCGAGCAACGGATTCTCCGCCATGGTTTGGTTGTAGCTGCGTTCGATTTGGTTCAATGGAGAGTCTGGGCTATTGAATCCTGTGTCTTGCTGCATAGCATCGTCGAACTGAAGTTGGCCGGAGGCGTCAGTGGGGAAGTCCATTGGGACGTATCCTGTATCCGGAATACCCATATCCATCGAGTAATCGCCAGCATACTGGCTCAGTCCGCCGAGACCTTCGTATCCGCTCATGGCGTTACTCATCGCACCGGTATCGAAAGCATTCTGATAACCGAGGCTTCCCATGTCACCGCCGCCGAAGTCCATACCCCCGAACCCGCTGATCGCCCCAGCACCACTCATCACGGCACCGAGGATGTTCCCTTGATCAAGAGAGTTAGCAGCGTTCAGCGCCATGGCGAAAGGTTGCCATGGGCCGGGGATCATAGCTGCGATAGACGAGATTGGGCCGAGGTCCCCGAGGAATCCACCGCCTCCGAACATGGCGTCTGCGCGGTCTGATTGTGCTCCGGGAGACATGTAGCTGTTCCATCCAGCTTGAGATGCCGCGATCGCTTCTGGATCCGCATGGAGCACCTTTGCCGCGTCTGGGCCGAGACGGGAAACGTAATATGCTTGCGGATCGAATCCTGCCGAGGAGCTATCCCCGTTTCGTGCGCGGTAGTTCAGGTTGCCGAACAGATTGTTGGCCTCAGTGATTCCGCGACTTTGAATCCAGTTGGACAGCGGATCGTTCCATCCCTTGGCATCGTTCATCACCAACTGAACACGCGGGTCGATCGCACCCATGGCTTCCGTCGGGTCACGATCGTACTGGTAAAGTCCAGTGAATGGCGAGCCTTTGTAAAGCAGTGAATTGCCCGACAGCGAAATGTCACCGTACTTCTTGGGCGCAGACGCGATCTGTTGTAGGTAAGCGGCGTATTCAGGGGTGGGAGAATCTATCGGCCCCCACTCACCCCAGCCTCCGGGAGTTGTCATCGCTCCCCCAGTCCACTGCGGGATGTCTGGTGATGTCCAGTTTTCGGCGGTAATTCCTCCCATCGGGATGTTTCGATTGACTCCGAACTTGCCCCAGTCAATCAGCGCGTCTGAGTAGTTGCCAGTCTGGTACGGAACATCTCCATACAAAGAAGCGTACTTCTGATAGTCGGGGGATTTGGTCAGCTCATCCCACGAGACATTCAGATCGGGACCTTGCTGCATTGCTTGTGTGGAGGACGCGTCGCCGGCACCGGAGAGTGGATTACCCCCTGCCAAGGCGGCTGACATCGCACCAAAGGAGTTCCCAGCTCCTCCCGGCCCGAAGGAGGAATCCATGCCACCAGTCTGATCGCCGAACGGGTTGCTCATGACCTGTTGTCCCCCAGCTCAGTATGAATGATCACCTTGCCCGCCTCGTAGAAGCCATCGAGCGTGTTGCTTTCGAACTTGAGCAGGATATGGCGGCGTTGTTCGCGCATGTCGATTTTTCCAGTGGTCACACCGAAATTATAACTCGTTTCCGGCTCAGCAGGAGCCTGGGCAAACTCGTACCCAATGACAGTGCAAGTCATGTCGCCCACCTGAACAAAGTCAGGCTCGACACGGGTCAG